TGCTATCTTGGCTAGTCTTAAAGAGATAAGCCTTAACGATGTATCGAGTTGCTTCCACCACTTCCAACTCAGTGCTAATGCGAAAATCTGGATAGTCCTTGATAAACTTTTCAAGTCTCACCTCTACTGGCTCGTAATCGGCTAAATTAAACATATAATTCATTCTCCTCTGTGGCTAATTCGCCCATGAGTGCGAAGTAAGCGGCTCCATCGATGTAATTGTCTGGCTTATCAATTGTTCCTGAGGTTGCTCTGGCCATTTTGATAAGGGCAAGAATCCCACACACTTGATAGTCCTCAATCGGATACTGTAGGTATGCTGAGATGAGCATAGCTGCGTGTTGCATGTTATCTGCTGGGTGACCGTAGTCGTTGAGACCACGATCTTGAATGATGTCAGTAGCACTTTGAAGAATCTCTGCGTATTTCATTCTTCCCAAAACTCCTGACGATTAACGCCACGACCACGATGCCAACCTTCGCGCAATCCGCGTTCATAGCTTTTTCTGGAAACCTCGGCAAATATAAAACCAAGAATTAATACCACAGCTGTCGCTATGGCAAGTATGTCTGTTCCGTCCATTTGTCCCCCTTGTGCCAATGCCCTCGATTGGCTACAGGATTAGTGTTGCACACAGTCCAGACGAATTAGCGGACATTTTGATAACGAAATGGTAACGATTCTACATCGTCTAGCATATCGTCTATTGTGCGTGTGACATCAAGCGTAAAGTCGTCCATAAAGGGTAAATGACCCATCCTTATTGATTGGCACTAGCATAGGCGAAACATGGTCGCCATGAGTCTCAATGACTGCCACGCTCATCTGCCAATTAGCGGCTCCAGCCTTCAAATAAGAGGCTTTTTTCTTGTCCATGACATTTCCTGCCTCTAAGCCCCAAAGTGTCCTGTATGAGGCTCCTATGCCCTCTGTGAAGGCACTAATGCCTGCCCTATGTGTGTGTCCACAGACTACAGACTTGCCAAACTTTTTAGCCAGCCCAAGAGCTGTAAGTCCAGCATTAGAGTTCATCGATCCTTCGTCACCGTGTACCAAGACCCATCCCTTATGAAACTCGAATGGTCGCTTGTGGAAGCGGATTCCGAGTCCTGCAAAGTCCATAAACTTGGAGTACTCAAGCTCTGGCAATCCAATGAGGCTAGGTGCTCGTAATAGAGTGTGGTAGAGCCTGTCTGTGTGATTACTTCTAGTGACATCTGTTGTGCCAAGTTCATAGAGAATATCCTGTGCAAGGCTTCTGTCAGCATCGAGAGTTCCATCCCATTCTAGTGGAGTTCCCTTCGCCCACTTGCTCTGGCTCTGCATGTCCAACTCGTCACCCGTATTAAGGATGAGGTCAAACTTTTCTTTCTTAACTAACTTGATTAGATTCTTGACTGCTGCTTCATGGTGAAATGGGATTTGTAAATCCGAGATAACCAGGTAACGCTTTTTAGTCGTCATCGTCCTCATCTTCGTAATCGCCGAACCTCTCTGGATCGACTGGGTCTGGCAATATCCAAGCAGGGTAAGATTGAGGCTCAGTAATCATAAACATGGCTACATCTTCTTTGAAGCCTGCTCGCTTAAGACTGCAAAAATACTCATAAAGGCCAATGCAGTAAGCATCTAACTTTGAGTAACCTTGTTCCTCTAATGCCTTAGTTGCTTTTTTTGCCATGAGATAATTGTTACCTCTCTAGAAGTGAAATAATCGTTTCGACACGCGCTTCAAGGCGAGTAATTCTATCATTCATCGAGCTTCCACCGTTGGGCTTTAGCTCTGCTAGGTAGTGCTTTACTAACCATCGCACTAAGCCAATAAATGAACCAATAACGGTCGTAACAGCAACAGCAAGAGCCGCTATGTCCTGCGCACTCATTTTTTTCTGGGTGTGGCATAACCAAAGACGCCTGCGAGAATAGCCCAAAGGACTGAGCGGTAGTCAGCTGCAAAGTTTGATGCAGCCCAAGCTGAGAGAAATGCTCCAGCGGTAAGGACATAAGGGTTCTTCATATTCATTTATTTTCCGCCTATCATAGGTATTTGATAAAAGTCACCATTAAGGTCAGCTTCTTTTTTAAAGCTAACATGCATGTGGTGATTATGTTTGTTCGCCCCTTTGTATGTGCGCCACTTCCAGCCAAGGATGGGAGACGCAATCCTGCCGTCAAAGATGATATAGGCAATTCTCTTTCCATTACGCTTTGCATAGATTCGAAGCGCATCTGCAAAATCGGGCATGATGTCTGGCTTGGCTTTTCCCGATAAATCACGGTCAATGTCGATAGCACGAACCCATCCATCAGCATCTGGTATATGATCAGACTTGCCTTCACGCATGTGCCTGACATCCGCGACCCAGCCATCACTCGCACGATCACGCTCTGGGAAGCAATCATCTATCTGCTCACGAAGTTGGATGGCCGATTTGGATAGTTTAGGTTTCACTACAAGCCAAGCGCCTTCAATTCATCTATTGTTAAACCCAAAGCCTCCAATTTGCTTTGTGCAACTAATTTATCATTTTCGGCTTTTAATTTTGCAGCTTTACGATCTGCTTCAATTTTTTGTTCCATTTCATAAATTTTAAATTCATCATCGGTCATTTCACGATCGATAATTTGACCTGTTTCTGTGTCGTGGATTCTAATCATTGGCTTTGTCATTATGAGACTCCGTATAATAGGGCAGTTCCTGATGTAAAGTTTCCTGCTGATGGTTTTAACTGAACTGATGTAATGGCTGCTGCGCTATACCACAAATGATTTCTACGAATAAAGTTCATATTTGTAGTTGTTGTTTTGTTAGTATTCCAAGAAATAGTTTCCGCTTGTTTGTAAGTTGTAGAATTAGCATAATCGTAAATAGTCCAATATTGAATAGAATTACTTACTGAATTGCTTGCTTCAAACGATACTGTCAAATTAGCACGATCGGCAGCACCAACCGCATCTGCTGATGCTGCAACGTCTCGATAATTAGTTCCTGTATCCGTATTAAATTGACCAATTAAATATTCGCCGTTAGTTGCTGGCTTGTAGTTTTGAACAACAACGACCAAATTTTTATAAGTGCTTGCAATCGAAGTCCAACTGATCGAAGATCCGGACAAAGTTGTCGTCGCGATTAAAGTCATACCACCACCGCCCGCTGGTGCAGCCCATTTCAAGCCTGTTGCTGTGGTTGAATCAGCTGTCAAGACTGTGGCATTTGCGCCAATTGCTAGGCGGGCTGGTGTGTTATCGGCAGTTGCCGTAATGATGTCACCCTTAGCATCCACGATTGAGTTCTGGATAGCGTTTGGATCATCAAGAGAAACCCAAGCTGCACCTGTGTAAATTTCTACAACATCGGTGTCTTTAAGGTATGAAACCATGCCTTCTGCAAGCACACTTGAAAGAGCAGTAGTACGCGCTGCTGCACTTGCAAATACCATAACTGTCTGTTGCTGTAAATAAGTATTTACATCGCTAGCCGATAGCACATCTCCTGTGCTAAACAGCTTGTAACCTGCTCCTGCCATTATTGCTCCTTAGTAGCTGAAAGACGATACCCCAAGGATACCGTATAATGCCGAATCTAGGATGAAGCCATCGATTATTGGCTCCATCGTGGTGAAAGTTGTTAACCATGAATTAGGGGTAATGTCATGGCTTACTCCTTGAACCTGTAGGGTTTTAGTTATTGTTGATCCGCTATCTGTGGTGTTTGTGATAGTTACAGGGTCAAAGTAATCCAGGTTAAGGGCTGCGGTAACTCCAGCGGTATAGCTTGGAGTCATAAGGTCAAGGGTTAAGGCATCAATGCGGATAGAAGTATCCTTGCGAGATGCCACATAAGCCTTAGCAAAATTAAGAGCTTCTGTGTCTGTTTCCATAAGCAAGTTTTGCTGAGTGTAAGAGTGCAAGAAGTAAGTGTCGATAGAAGTCGCATCGCTGGCAGTCTGAGTAGTTCCGCCTGTGCGCTGGATGTTGGCTTGGTTATAGACCAGCTTGTCATCAAAGGCAAACTTGACATTGGCGTATGGGATGCCTGTGCCAGTCTGGTTAAAGACTGTTGGAGTGCCCCCAATAGATGCCGTTGTAAAGGCTCTGTCCTGGAATACAGCGTTGCCAGTAGGGTCGATATAGAAAGCACCATACTCGGTAAGTTCGACCGTCTTAAGGGCTGTTAAAGCCGAACGAGAGCTACCTGGGTCGGCTTGGCAAGTAGTCTGGCCTGTGTCTATGTCGCGCATACCCAATGGCCAGTTAATTGTGTCCAAAATCTTGCCGATACGGGTGCCTGTAGTCTGACCCGCTGCTTGACCAGTTACGGTAGTCACGGCTGAGGTGTTGAATATTTTGAAAGCATCAAAGGCGGTAACAGTCACATAACCTGTTTCTTGGCCTTGTGGATAGGTATAGCGATACTCGGCTGTGTAGCCTGAGAATAAATAATACTCAACCCCACCATAGTTAGCAGAAATGCGAAGCTTTCTAGCAGGCTGTAAATAACCATAAATGGGAGATAGCGTATTTTGAGGATTGAAGTCACCGTTAGGGTCTAAAATCCTAACAGTTGCCTGCCCTGCATCGTAAGTATCTTGAAGAAGGTTGCGACCTCTACGAATAGCGATATTGGTAGTAGATGTTGAGTAGTCGATTACCAAAGATGAGCTATCACCTAAAACATTTGTGCCAAGAATACCTTTAACTGGATCATCTAAAGTTAATGGGATGCCGTAGGCTGGGCCATTAGAAAAGTTAATTTGAACCGTAAGGGTTGCTGGTAGTGCCATTAGACTGCCGTAATTACTGCTTGTCGGCTATATCCTATGGCTGAGCCAGCCCAACCAGATGCAGCTAAAGCATCGTTGATGGCTTGAGTTAAATCATTTTCAGCAATAACTGAACCTTGTACAGTTGTGTTAATAGTAACCCCTACTGGTAGTTGATTGCCTGTACCAGATGTTCCTAAACCTACGGTAGATGGCATAGATGTTGTGTTGCCACCTGTTGAGGTAATGCCAAGGGATGCGTTAGTGGCTCCCACGAATGGCACATAACCGCCAAGAGCAGCCTTTTGTGATGCAGCTAGGGAATTAAAAGCAGATGCAGCAGAACCAGCAAAGTTCTTGAAATAAGTCTCAAGGTTGGCTAACTGCTCTTTAACTGTCATAAAGTTCCAGTTTTTAAACACATCATCCAAAGGCTTAATGCTTTGAAGCGTGGCTACCAACTTTTCAGTATTTTTTTGAGCCTCGTCTAGTTGCTTAGTGTACTTTTCAATCTGAGTAATGTTCTCATCTTCAATAGCCTGCATGAGCTTAAGACGGATACGGTCTTCTTCTGAAATCTTACCCTTAAGAGCTGCTTCAATTTGAATCTTCTGTAAGTCAAAAATGGCTTTAGCTTTGGCCAGTTTGAGGCTGTCTTTGTTAACTTTAAGGGTTTCTTTGGCTACCTTATTTTGAGTAACGGCAGATGTTTGCTTTGTCACTTGACCAGAAATGGTCATAGGAGTTTTGAAAGGTCGTGGCTGTTGCTTAAACTTTTGAGCGGCATCTAATAATGTGTTAATGCCTAATGGATCACTGAGCAAAGATAGCGCAAAAGATGCGCCTGGAATCTTCTTTAATTCATCTAATAAATAGGCTGTACCGATTGTAGCGTCTGAAATCTTTTTGCCGTAATTTTCAAGTGCTGATGTAGCACCGCCAAGACCCTGGTCGCCTGAAAGAATCTGCAAGGCTTCAATTAAGCCTGTGCCAATTGATTCTTTGAAATTGTTTGAGGCTACTGCAAGTTTATCTAAAGCACCCTGGTAACCACTTGCTGCAGTAGTTGCTGAGCCAGCAAAGGTTAAAGCCAATTGGTCTGTGATTTCCTTAAATGATTTAGTCTTAAGGTCTGCCTTAGATATGCCAACACCTAATTTAGACAAAGCAGTGTTATTGCCTAGATATGCTTTGCTTAAGGCTTTAGAGACAGTGCTTAAATCAAGGCCATTAGCCGCGCTGACATCCATCGCAATACCCATAAGTCTTTGGGCTTCAGCAGTGTCACGGGTTGCGATTGCTAAGGTTTGATAGGCTGGTCTTAACTTGTCATCGACTATTCCGAACTCGCTTTGAAGGCGTTGGATGTATCCTTCAGCAGTAGCCGCATCTCGGCCTAAGCCAACATTCTTAAGAGCTAGAGCTAATTGCTGTTGAGCCTTTTGGTCTTGAGCGGCTGCGCGAATTGATGCTTTTGAAAACGCAAGTATTTTGCCTACGCTAAATGCACCAATAATACCTTTAGCAAGATTAGTTACATTTTTATTAAGTCTATCTGTTGCGGTTTCCGCTTGCTTGAAGGCTTTTTTGCCTGTGAACTCGGCTGCTAAGTTAATAACTACTGATGGATCAACGGCCATTATTTAGCTCCTGTTGCTGCATAAAACTTATCTCTAGCCTTTTCAATAGCCTTAATCACGGCTGCGTTTGTTTTACCGCCATCTTCTTTCCAAGCTCTGAAAATTGCACGGCCTTTCATTTTGCCACTTCTACGACCTGCTCCAGTCTGATTATTAGCATCAACAATTTGACTGTATTGATTCATGGATTGAATGAAGAGCGAGCCTGCTTGTGGATTATTGCTCATTGACTGGTTTTTAGAACCTGATCTCTTTGTTCTTCCTGTTGCTTTGCCGTTAGCATATACATTAGCCATAGGGGCTTGCTCGCGACCATTAGAATTTTTACGGCCAGCAGTTTCATAAATTGCACCAGCAGCGGAAGCATTAACAATACGAGCTAACGCTCTAAATCCCTGACGATTAGGTTTAGATGGTGTTGTTTTATATCCAATGCCCCGTTTGGCAGCCGATGTACTCCACAAAGGGAACCCACCGTTGCCACTTGCTTTAGCCCATCCACTAAGAGGGGCTTGCGAAGGTATGAATCCTCTTGCTTTATTTGTAACAGGCTTAAGCAAAGAAGCTAATTCTTTTTGAGTTTCTTTAGCAAGGTTTGGAGTAAAGTTTCTAAGAGCTTTACGAAGTGCGATGGCGCCCTTTACTTCTACTGGCATCGCTTATCTCCTTCGCTTCATCTCTAAGACCTTGCAGTAATGCTTCAAGCATTAACGGGTCTAAATCTAATAACTGCTGTGGCGCGATTCCCAATCTAATGCTTAGCCTAGCGATTAGATAGGTGAATGGTAAATCGCGCTTTAAGCTAAAGGGTCTGAGTCTAAAACCTCAACACTCTTAAGTGTTTCGATAAACTCTAACCCGAACGGCTTAACAGTTTCACCTGACCTGCGTGTGACTTCCCAGGCTAACCAATAGACATCGCTCTGCTTTTCTTCATCGCGAAACGCCTTATGGAAGCCCTTTTTAGCGTACTGCTCGAATGCGTATTCCACCGCTGGGGTGATTTCGCCTTCTAGTACGCTTCCATCTGAACGAACTATCTTTAGTTTTGCCATGTTTAGCCCCTTAATTTAATTGTTTAGAATGGCCCAGTTGTATCGACTGTAACGACTGAGTTACATGTCCATGTTACTGATTGAGTACCAATATCGCCAACTGATCCGTTAACATCTGTTAGGTTGTTGACTAAAACAGAGAAAGAATAAACAGGGTTGGTAGCAGAAACTGCTGTTCCCTTTTCCTGGATAAGCTTTACTGTTACTGTTGTGCCATAAGCTGCTTGTAGTGTTGCCAATACATTTGCTGCTGCTGTGTCGTTTAAAAAATCAATTGTGACTGATGCTGCTTCCAAGCCTTTAACGAACTTGTGTGCTGTGTCACCCATCGCTGTAACTTCTAGCTCATCAAATGTGCGATTGAGCGTTACTGCTGTGACGTGGTCAGAAAGGTCAACAGAATTAACCTTAATACCGACCTTATTGTTTAGAAATACTGCCATTTAGGTTATTCCTCATCTTTCTTGGTAGGTGCTGGCTTTGGTGCTGGTGCTGGTGTGCTAACCTGCCCGATTTTCTTCAGGAAGGCTTCGTTCTCTAATTCCCACTCGGACATATTAACTCCAACTCGTAAGGATTGATATTGACATCTCGCAGCTTAAAAGGTCTCCCGATGCAGCGTTGAGAATACTAGGTGCGCTAACTGCGCTTATATTATAGACCAGAGATGATGCAGCAAGTAGGTTAAACACTCGAACCACAAAATCTTCTATGCCATTGAGGTTGCCTTCATTATCGAAAAGCGGAGTAGTGATAATGAGCTTGAAATTGGCAGTAGGGCTAATGGTGATGTGCTGGTTGTTGTTAGGTGAGATATATGGATCATCTGGAGAAACGATAACTGAGTTAGCCAAGACCGTGGCAGGTGGGAAGGCAAAAGTCTGCCATTTTGTGTTATCGACTAAGGCTGCGGCAAGTGTCGTTCTAAGTGTAGTGATAGCAACTGTCATTATCCCACCATCGAGCGAGGGTCGAGTGCGTGTGCTATCAAACCTCTCACCTTAGCGAGAAGCTGTGCGCTCATTCGATAAGGTGATGGCTGGAAGTCTGCAAGGTTACTGCCCGAAAGGGTAGCAGTACGGGCTTGCCAGATTTCTACAGATACCATTAAAGCTGCATTAGAAATTGCTTCATCCAAAGACCAGTCCGTTGTTTCATCGCCATAAACTAAACCAAATGGGCGAATTGCATTTTTGTCGCCTGCTGTTGTATTTGTAATAGCAAAAGAAATTGAATAAGTATCTGCTGCCGTAATAACTTTGCTGCCGTTAAAACGAGAACCGCAACTTTCTACCGTTACTGTTTGCCCTAATAAAAAATTATGAGGTGTGTCAAAATAAAGTGTGCCAACGGTTGCTGTGTTTGAATGAGCAACTACTACATCTGAGTTTTTCCAAAGCATTGGCAATAAAACTGCATCTGCTGCATCGCATACAGATTGAAGGGTCGCGTCTGGATACAATGTGCCTACGCCTAATGTACTGCGTAGCTCTGCAACTGTTGTAAGTGCCATAACGATTCCTTTCTAAAGACTCTGGGGGTCAGAGGGCTACTGACCCCCAGAGCGACTTAGTTTCTAACTTATTAGGTTAGGTTGAAACGGCGGCATCCTGCGCCGACCTTTGCAGCGATTGCATAGTAGCCATAAACAGCGACCTGTAATTGACCATTAGCAAGTGCTTGCACATTTACTGTTGTCTTTGGTGCTTCGTAGAATGTAAATGATTCTGGTACTACGATGTATGCAGAATCGTCAATCTTTGTTGTAACTGTCATGTGTGGATCAACAAATGTGTTAAGACCCATGACATCGCCTACGATTGATTGACCAGAGATGTTTCCTGGATTGTTTTGTGGGTTTGAAGCCATAAATAGAGGACGATTTGTTGTGTCCTCAGATGACATGATTGTTTCCCACCATGAAGTATTGACGATAAGGTTACGAGCAAACTTACCTGCTGCTGCATAAGCTGCTGGTACTTCCTTTGCAATGTAAGCCTTTAGTCCTGCAATTGTTGCAGCTTGTGTTGATGCAAGTGTTCCAGATGCAGTCAATTCTGCTGTAACAGCTTGATCTGTTGCCTTAGCATAAGCATAAGTCAATTCCTTGATGAGTTCATCATAGAATGATGGTTGGCTGCGATCTAGTAACTCCCATGAAATTGTTTGAAGTCCTGCTGCCTTTTTAACAGTTGCAGTGATATAGCTTGAAGCCATACCTGTACCGCCAAGTGCTTCGCCTTCTGTTGAGTCAGAATCGATAGTTGGAGCTGTTGTGAGTTTAGGAATTGTAAATGACATTCCTGAAGCTGGCAAAACACCCTTTGAAATTGCATCAACGGCTGGACGGCCATCGATTGAAGTTGTAACAAACTCATTTAGGTGTGGTGCAAGTGTAAGACCTGTGTTTGTTGTTGTGTCATCTGTAGCAAGAACGAGCTGACGAGCTGCGTCATCTCCCATTGCTGCCTTGATGTTTGCCTCTAGATACTCACCTGATGTGAGTGGCTTTAGGCGAGGACGGATATTTGTAACAGCAACAGTTGGGCGAGCAGCTTCTACAGCCGATGCCTCAACTTCTGGAGCTGCTACGATGTCTGGAGTTGATTCCACGACTGGCTCGCTTTCTGTTGGTTTGATTTCTTCTTCTACTGCTTCGGGTGTTTCCTCAGCAGCAACATCAATAACCTGAGCAGATTTAAAGGCTGGCTCTGTTACTAATGAAACTTCAAATAGTCGGGCAGCAGTTACATGCATGACCCCACTTTTACGACTTGACTTCAAAACTTCTACACCGACTGAAAGGCCAGATGTCAAGCCTTCGGATGCTGTAATAAGAGCATCTGTACCGCGACTGGAATTAGAAATCTTGAAACTGGCATAAATGCCTTCGCCATCAACTTCGTTAAAAAATTGCGCTTTGCCTAAAGGCTCTTTTGTATTGTGCTGATTAAGTAGTTTAATACTTTTTGGATCTTCTGGAAGTTGAATACTTCCCTTTTCAAAGACTACCGCGCCTGCTGAAGTCGCTCCTACTTCGCCTGTACCCATAGGCACAATCTTGCCTGAGATAACTCTCTTAGCTGTATCGGCAGTTAAATCTGCTGAAAATGTAAGTATATTTTCCATTACATACCATTGCTTCCGTTAGGTGTTACATCTGTCATTGCCATTGCTTGTTCAACTGTAATTAAGCCCAAAGTTAGCATCTTTTCAATTACCAATAAATCATCCATTGGGTTGGCTCGCAAGAATGACTTATCTAAATCAAAACGCACTTCATTGCCATTGGCAGTCACATCATTCATAGAAAGTCTATCTTCGATTGCAGTAATAAAAGGCTGCAATGTAAGAGAAACAAACTGCTTGCGAGAATCTAGCAGGTTACTGTAAGTCATTGAGTTATTGGCATCTGCGCTAAGATAAAAAGCATCGAGATTCATTAAGCGAGCTATTTGAGTCGCATAATCTTGCTTAGCTTCATTATACATCATGTCTTTAGGTGAGAATGAATTGGCCTGGTACTCCAAAGTGGAAGTGAGATAGGCAGTTGTCCTCTGACTTCTCGCTTGGCGCCAAGATGCTAACAATCCTTGAACTTCTTTTGGATCAAGGTCAGCTCCTGTGTTCTTCAATATCCCAGCGGGTTGCGGTGTGGCGGCAGCCAAAGTAGATGCAATTTCTAAATCGACTGCACCGCGTAATACTCTGGCTCCAGTAGTTAAAATGCCATCATTGAGGGATTGAAATGTTACGACATCATCATTAGAATAAATTACTCCATCAATTTCATAACCTGAAATGTAATAATTGTTATAGCCTTCATATTGTGGAGTAATGCGAGAATTGGGAACCCACTCAAAAGATGCAGGTCGTCCATCTTCAGAATAGCGACTTGTTATTTTCCAAAGTGACCAACCATGAAAGATTAACGAGTCAACCGTGTAAGAAATTGTAATTGCTCTAGGTTGGTTAGGAGAAGGTTGATCCATCCAAACTGGCTTGCCTAATTCTTCTCCAGTTGATTTTCTGTAAAGCTCTAAAGGCATTGATGCAATAGTGCCACATATTAGATTTCTTGCGCGAACGACTGAAGGCACTTCCAAAGCTGTTGCTCGGTCTATTACTGGAGCAACAGCATAATAATAATTATTGCTTAAAACTTGAGGGGCATATTGCGCCAATAGATCACTATTTTTGGTGTTTGATTCTTTACGCGTAAATAGACCCATAGTCATAAAGTGTAGCATTTGTCAAGTAATTAGACAACACGCCACGCAGGTGTCTAAGTGATAATCTGAGGTTTAGGGGCTGGGAGCATTAACTTGCTTACTACCATCGCTAGGCCAATCGGAGCCGATATATCGCCTGCGCTCTTTCTTTTGATGATTCTCCAAGCCGAATCGTTGACCTTAGCCGCGCAATTATTCATCTGCTGGATTAGCTCTGCCTGACCATTATGAACGACCTTATGAGTCACCAATCCTGTCAATAAGTCTCCACAGGCTTGATAAAAGGCTTGGCCTGAGACATCCTCAGTAACTACGCCCGATTGCTTCAATCTGTCAGCTATTGATTGGGTTGCATATTTGTCGTAGCACACTAAACGCGGTCTGTAAAGGTCGCACCAGCCCTTAATTGCTGCTGCAATCTTTAGATCATCGACTGCGACCTGAGAACTCCAAGTTTCCATGATTCCAATGCCGATTCGACCATCTGGCAGTATTTGGCCTGCCACAAGTGAACAGTTGCGCCGTGAAGGGCTAACATCGAAAGCAAAGACTGTATAAGCGCCAACAGATAGCTCTAAAGCGCTATCGCTAGTTTCTTCCAAAACTCCATGAGGCCACGGTGATTGCAAAGAATCAATCCACGAGCACAGTACTTCCGTGCGAGTCGTTTCAATCGGAGCAGTTGCTATCGCCTCTTCGATGGATTCTCTGGTCACTGTGTAACCCAGAGCAGGATTACTAGGTGCTACTGCATCTCGCCAAAAAGATTCACTCGAAATATCTATTTTGCAATATTGAGGCGCTGAATACTCATAGTAGCCAAAAGTCTCTGGCGGATAATCTTTTGCTCGCTCCACAAGGCCGTTTAAGACAGTACTGAAAGCATCACCAGCATTAGATGTTAAAAAGGTCTGAGCATTGGCTCTAGCCCTTGTGGTAGGTATTGCAGCTTTATAGCCATCCTCAGATATTTCTCGCACTTCATCAATCCATAAGAAATCGGCAGTACGACCACGAGCTGAATCTCTGGTATCTGATACCAAGTCAAGGGTTGCGCCATTGAGTAGCTCTATTCGCTCGCCACCGTTGGCATAACGCACTGCTTTAGTCATCGCCTTTAACTCTGGGGTTGATTCGATGATCCAAGCGATTTCTCGAAAGGTCATCAAAGCAGTTGCTCTATTAGAGCTCATGATGATGTGCTTCTTCTCGCCACCGTAAAACATGCCCCAAATAACACGCACTCTGCCTAAGTGAGATTTACCATTTTGGCGAGATATGAGTAACAAGGCAGTCTTAACGCGATACTGGTTCTTTTTATCGACCATCATCATCTGTTTAAGGACATGTTCTTGATATGGCATAAGCTTATCCATTTTCAGACGCTCAACCATTTCAAAAACTTCACCAGCCCTACTTTTGCCCTTGAGTAGTGGACTGTGAACCCTCGGTAGCGTTGCCCCTCGGAGCGGCTGTTTAGCTTTGGGTTTAGTCGTCATTGACTCGGATTAGGTCGGGTCTTAAAAGGACTGTCTGGCATTGGCTCGGACTGCATCGGGTAGATATGCCCTGAAAAGACAGGGGGGGTAGAGCTCTTACCTAAAAAAACGCCCTCATTGAGCGCACCCTTCTTGCTATTGCAAGTAGCACAACAAGCAACCAAGTTATCTAGGTCATGACTGCCACCATCTTTGCGACTGATGACATGATCTACTTGATTAGCTTCTTGTCCACAATAAGCACAGATGTAACCATCACGCTTTAATACTCTTAAGCGCTGGTCTTTCCACTTCTGTAGCCCTAGCTCTCTATGGCTTCTATCTCTTAATGCCATCCGTACTTACTCCAATGATCTAAGGCAATACATGGCTCACCATATCTATGGCCTATGTAGTCTAATCCCCATTGTACTTGAGTATAACCATCCTGGTCTTTAAGCCACTCACTCTTTCCTTGTGGTATTCCATAATGAGAACCATTAACAGCTAATGGATTCCATGCACTTTCTTTACCATAAAGCTTAACTAAGCATTGATATTCTTTATAATTAAAGTCTAATAGATAGAGAGCATAAGTCTTATAATCAATATATTCTTTGGAGTTATTAGAGCCTGCACTCGGTACGAAGCATAGAGCTATCCCAATAGCTACTAGCACCCCGCAAGCTACGCCCCTGAGGGGCTTGCGGTGAGCCTTTGAGAGGCTCTGCGCCGTTAGCGTACCATGGCTGTCAAATCGATTTCTATAAGTGCTGGTCAGAACGGCGTGTCGTTTCATCGATACCTCCTGTGGATAACTTTGTGGATAACTATTTACTACTTCCCCAGCCCGTGCCTTTGAAGATTGCCCCTATTGGGCTAATGATTTTGTCCATTGGTTCATTACAATAAGTGCATAGAACTGTAGGTTTGTCATACCAGCCATGATGCAGCTCATTTTTTAATCCGCATCTTTTGCATTTGTAATCGTAGGCTGGCATGTTTTACATTCCCCAATCATCCATGACCCACAGCTACAGCGTTGAATGTCTGCATCCTCTGGATCAACTTTAATGTGACCATACTTTAACTCTAAAAGGGGAAGCAAGTCTTGGAGCTGGATAATGCAGGCATACTCCGCTGCATTTTCTCCCTGCCCATTAAGACGCAAGACTGCAAAGCCCAATTCCCCCGAAATGGCTGTGCGCTTACGAATCTGCTCCAAGACTGCCTTAGGTTGGAATCCAGCCCTTGCCTTGACTTCACAATCAAAAGGCACTGATTGAATATCCTTACCATTTCCTCTTCCCACACTAGCGAACGGCCATACAGCCGATAGGTACTGTGCGACCACTCGCTCTGTGCGGAAACCTCTGTGCTTCCTGTGTTGGCTAATGATTAAGCCCCATTGTATAACCCATAGCGACAGCACCAATGAATAAAACTAATAACAAAAATGTAATTAGATCTTCTTTATCCATTGACGGCCTTACACTTTCTGCACTGCCATGCGCCTACTTTTAGTCCGTTATCGGTAATGTGAATGTCTGCAACAATGTCCTTAGCTTCTGTTGGCTCGTTGCACAGTTGGCAATTAACTGTATCAATCATAGGTATGTCCTCAACATTGACCCACCCATCGACTGTGTGAAACTCTGCGAATCCCATTATACCCTTGCTTTCTGTGGTTCCCACTTACCACTACTGCTTAAGTTATACCAATGCGTTGGACATTTATCTAAGCCACCAGTTTGACCTTTTGAGGTACAGAAATATCCAGCCCAGTCCTTGCCAGTCTTAGCAGAATGACCAGTACGCCATTCCATATGACCATGCAGACATGTTGGAGCATCCAGAGCTTCTGCCGTACCTAGAATCTCAGTTACCGTAGCCATTGCTGAATCTAATGTAACTGGAGCTTGAGTGGTCTTGACAGATGATCCAATAGGTGTAGTCCAGTAATCAACATCGCCTTCTTTAATATCTTGTGGAGCGGGTAATACTTCATTTTTGACTACTTTAAGAGCTGGGTGATTAGGTGCAACCTTGCTCATCTCTTCGCGGCTAGGACGCTTTCCTTTAGGAGCATAACCCGCATTTGCAAGTGCTCTGCCAATTGCCGATGTCTCGCAATTCTCCAATGCAGAAGTTTGATTGACACCGCGAGAGCTAACCGTCTCCTCAGCGTACCCTGTTGCCCATGCGATGCTATCTTGGCTAGTCTTAAAGAGATAAGCCTTAACGATGTATCGAGTTGCTTCCACCACTTCCAACTCAGTGCTAATGCGAAAATCTGGATAGTCCTTAATAAACTTTTCAAGTCTCACCTCTACTGGCTCGTAATCGGCTAAATTAAACATATAGGTCATTTTCCTCTGTTTGTAGTTGCCCAGCGATTGCTAGATAACTGGCTCCATCAATCCAAGAATCGACTCTGGTTCCATCTTCGATTGTCCTTGCAATTTTGACCAGCGATAGGATAACTGCAACTTGGTAATCTTCCACTGGCATTTCAAGGTAGGCACTGATAAGTCGTGCTGCTCGTGCCATATTGTCACTTGGGTGACCATAAGCGAGTCCTCTGTCTTTGTATAGATCAGTGGCAGAACTAAGTATCTCTGCATGTTTCATTCTGACCAGAACTCTGAGCGATTCACAGCTCTGCCTTTATGCCATCCATCGCGATGGCCACGATCATAGGCTTCTTTGTAGGCAGATACTGCCATTACTATAAAACTTATAGCTGCACCAATAAGGCAGATAATCAGCAACTTCTCATTATTGCTCATTACACACCTACATATTCTAAGGCGTAATCAGTTATTAGCACATATTGCTCTGTGCCTTCATCAAAGAAATGTTGAAATGCTGCTTCTCTTTCACTTAAAAAAAGTCTGGCAAACAATAAGGCTGCATAGGAATCAAACCAATAAGCCCACTTAAACTCAAAATTAGGTGGAGATGTGAATCGGCCTGCTTGTTCTTCCCAGTCATAGCCTTTCCATTGCATTTGTGTATCACTTAAAGACTCAAAGTCTTGTGGTGTTAGTTCCATGATTTGTACCTATCTGTGCCAATGCCCTTGATTGGCTACAGGATTAGTGTTGCATAGAGTCCAGACTAATCAAGGACATTTAGATAACGAAACGATAACGATTTAGGCGTACAGCTTTCCGTACAAGGTAAATGACCCATCCTTGTTTATAGGTACTAGCATTGGGCTAACGCGGTCTCCATGTGTCTCAATGACTGCCACGCTCATCTGCCAATTAGCGCTTCCAGCCTTCAAATAAGAGGCTTTCTTCTTGTCCATAACATTTCCTGCCTCTAAACCCCAAAGAGTCCTGTATGAGGCTCCTATGCCCTCTGTGAAGGCACTTATGCCTGCCCTGTGAGTGTGACCACAGACCACAGACTTGCCAAACTTCTTAGCCAGCCCTAGAGCTGTAAGTCCAGCGTTAGAGTTCATTGATCCTTCGTCTCCGTGGACTAAGACCCATCCCTTGTGAAACTCGAATGGTCTTTTATGGAAGCGGATTCCGAGTCCAGCGAAGTCCATAAACTTTGCGTATTCCAGTTCTGGTAATCCGATGAGGCTAGGTGCGCGTAATAGTGTGTGGTAAAGGCGGTCTGTGTGATTGCTCCGAGTGACATCTGTTGTGCCGAGTTCATAGAGAATATCCTGCGCAAGGCTTCTGTCAGCATCTAGCGTTCCTTCCCATTCCAACTTAGTACCTTGAGCGAAACGAGACTGGCTCTGCATATCAAGCTCATCACCTGTATTAAGGATAAGGTCGAACTTCTCGCGCTTTACTAACTTAATGAGATTCTTTACAGCTGCTTCATGATGAAAAGGTATCTGAAGGTCGCTGATAATTAAATATCTCGCTTTAGTCATCGTCCTCATCTTCGTAATTGCCGAACTTCTCTGGATCGACAGGATCAGGCAATATCCAAGCAGGATAGGATTGAGGTTCAGTAATCATAAACATGGCTACATCTTCTTTGAAGCCCGCTCGCTTAAGACTACAGAAATACTCATATAAGCCAATGCAGTAAGCATCTAGCTTTGAGTAGCCTTGTTCCTCTAATGCCTTAGTTGCTTTTCTTGCCATAGCAGAATGTTACCTGTCTAGTAAGATGTTATAGATTTCATCAACTCGCGTGTTGAGTCTTTTAATCTCAGACAACAAATGGGTAATCACATAACCTGACAGGCCACCGACTATAGCCAGTGTGCCTAAGTAGAGCGTGAAGAAGTCGGACTGTGTCACTTTTTAGGAGTCGCGTATCCAAAGACACCAGCAAGGACAGCCCAAAGAACTGCGCGGTAATCAGCTGCAAAGTTAGAAGCAGCCCAAGCTGATAGGAATGCTCCAGCAGTGAGGATGTAAGGGTTCTTCATATTCATTAGTTTGCTCCTAGCATAGGTATCTGAAAAAACTCACCCAGAAGGTCAGCTTCTTTTTTAAAACTGACATGCATGTGGTGAGTGTGTTTGTTAGCCCCTGTGTAGTTGCGCCACTTCCAGTTAAGGATGGGAGACGCAATCCTGCCGTTAAATATAATGTACGAGATGCGTTTCTCTGCCTTAGACTTGCAACTGATTCGAAGTTGATCTGCAAGGTCTGGCATGATATGCGGTTTGACTCCTGCACCGAATAGGTCTGCATCAAGGTCAATGGCACGAACCCAGCCCTGCTCATCTGGATTATGATCAGACTTGCGAGCAGCGTGTCGGGTATCACCGACCCAACCATCCGATGCCCTGTCACGATCTGGGAAGGAATCATCTATCTGCTCTCTAAGTTGGATAGCAGCTTTAGATAGTCTTGGCTTCATGAGCAATTATCTTAGTCAAGTGTTCCACTATTTGCCTAGTTTTAATCCAGTAGGAATTGGTTTAGAATATTCCCATTTGGCTATGTATTGTATTCCATCTCCATCATCACGCAGTTCGATACAACCAGTTGAGCCAAAATTATCAACCTCTGGCGTGATAGCAAGTTCTGGATACGCTGCAATTATTTCATTATAAAGTGACATTTATGCTCCTAAGTAATTTACGCCGAAGAATGCGGCATCATTGTCATTTCTTATGTCTAACGCTCCACCACTTGTTTGATAGCATTGCAAAGTAATGTAATCAGCGGCAGTAAAATAATAGACTTGGCCAAGATAACAAGAAACATCGCTGCCTGTAGAAGTGCTCGGAGTTGCTTCAAAGATGCCAAAACTTGTTGCACCATTTAGCATCATACGAGCCATACGGCGGCCAGTTGTATTACCGACAAAACGAACAGTACCAAAAACAAAATAGTAACCAGTTTTTCCAGTTGGGATTGTTATTCTGGCAGTATTGCTTGATGTGCTGTGATACGAGTCGGTATCAAAGTTTTCGCTGTTAAAAGTAATGTCAGTCCAAGTTGCATTAGCAATAGATGTGCTAGCGCTGTTATAGATTCTTGTTCCTGAGAATGTTGCTCCGCTTGAAGGTGTAGCCCATTTCAAGCCTGTTGCAGCGGTACTATCCGCCACAAGTGTTTGGCCGTTTGTGCCTACTGCTAAGCGAGCAGGTGTGTTATCGGCAGTTGCCGTAATGATGTCGCCCTTAGCATCCACGATTGAGTTTTGAATAGCGTTTGGATCATCAAGGGAAACCCAAGCTGCACCTGTGTAGATTTCTACAACATCCGTGTCTTTGAGGTATGTGACCATTCCTTCTGCGAGAACGCTTGCAAGAGCAGTTGTACGCGCTGCTGCACTAGCAAAGACCATTACTGTCTGTTGCTGTAGATATAAATTAACATCGCTAGCTGACAGCACATCTCCCGTGCTAAACAGCTTGTAGCCTGCTCCTGCCATTATTGCTCCTTAGTAGCTAAAAGACGATACCCCAAGGATACCGTACAATGTCGAATCGAGAATGAAGCCATCGATTATTGGCTCCATAGTTATGAAAGTTGTTTGCCATGAATTAGGGGTTATGTCATGGCTTACCCCTTGAACCTGTAGGGTCTTGGTTATCGTTGATCCACTATCGGTTGTATTGGTAATAGTTACAGGGTCAAAATAATCAAGATTAAGAGCTGCCGTTACTCCAGCCGAATAGTTAGCAGTCATAAGGTCAAGAGTCAAGGCATCAATGCGGATGCTAGTGTCTTTGCGAGATGCCACATAAGCCTTAGCAAAATTAAGAGCTTCTGCGTCTGTCTCCATAAGTAGATTCTGCTGAGTGTATGAGTGCAGGAAGTAAGTATCGATTGAAGTGGCATCGCTGGCAGTCTGGGTAGTACCGCCTGTGCGTTGGATATTAGCTTGGTTATAGACCAACTTGTCATCAAAGGCGAACTTGACATTGGCATAAGGGATACCCGTGCCAGTCTGGTTAAAGACTGTTGGAGTACCGCCAATAGATGCTGTTGTAAAGGCTCTGTCTTGGAATACAGCGTTGCCAGCAGGATCTATATAGAAAGCGCCATACTCGGTGAGTTCTACTGTCTTAAGGGCTGTCAAAGCCGAACGAGAGGATGCTGGGTCGGCTTGGCAGGTTGTTTGACCTGTGTCAATATCGCGCATAGTTAAAGGCCAGTTAATTGTGTCCAAAATCTTGCCTATGCGTGTGCCAGTAGTCTGACCTGCTGCTGAACCAGTAACAGTAGTTATGGCTGAAGTGTTAAATATCTTGAAGGCATCAAAAGCAGTAATGGTGACATAAGCAGTTTCTTGCCCCTGTGGATAGGTGTAACGATACTCAGCTGTATAACCTGAAAACAAATAATAGTCAGTGCCACCATAATTAGCAGAAATGCGTAATTTTCTAGCTGGTTGAAGATAACCATAAATCGGTGAAGATGTATTCTGAGGATTGAATTCACCGTTAGGGTCTAAAATCTTGACTGTTGCTTGACCAGCATCATAGGTATCTTGAAGAAGATTGCGACCTCTCCGAATAGCGATATTGGTTGTAGATGTTGAATAGTCAATAACCAGTGAAGCATTATCGGCTAATACATTCGTTCCAAGAATACCTTTAGCAGGATCATCTAAAGTAAAGGGGATGCCATAAGCAGGGCCATTGGCAAAGTTAATTGATACCGTAAGGGTTGCTGGTAATCCCATTAGATTGCCGTAATAACTGCCTGACGGCTATATCCAATAGCAGACCCAGCCCATCCAGAGGCAGCTAATGCATCATTGATTGCTTGGTTGAGGTCATTTTCTGCAATGACTGAACCTTGAATAGTTGTGTTGATTGTAACGCCTGCTGGTAATTGATTGCCTGTGCCAGAAGTGCCTAATCCAACTGTGGATGGCATGGATGTTGTGTTGCCACCAGTTGAGGTAATGCCCAAAGATGCATTAGTTGCACCCACGAATGGCACATAACCGCCAAGTGCTGCCTTTTGTGCAGAACCTAAAGAAGCAAAAGCAGAGGCTGCTGATCCAGCAAAGTTATTAAAATAACTAGAAAGTGTCGATAATTGCTGTTGGACTGATAAAAAGTTCCAGTTTTTGAATATGTCATCAAGAGGTTTGATACTGGCTAAAGTGCTGACTAATTCTGCTGTCTTTGTTTGTGCCTCGCCCAGCATTTTGGTGTATTTATCAATCTGAGTGATGTTCTCATCTTCAATAGCCTGCATGAGCTTGAGACGGATACGATCTTCTTCTGAAATCTTACCTTTAAGCGCTGCTTCAATCTGAATCTTCTGTAGGTCAAAGATTGACTTAGCCTTAGCCAGTTTTAATTGAGCAGTGCTTACTTTAAGAGTTTCTTTTGCAACCTTAGTCTGAGCAGTTGTAGGTTTGTTTAAATATGAACCAGATTGAATTGGATTCTTTTGAGCAGCGACTTCTGATTTACGGCGTTGTTGTGCGCCTAAATCTGCAAGCATACCAACAGGAGATGCTTTGTATAAAAATCCAAGTATGTTGCCAACTGCTCCAATGCCAGGAATCTTTTTTAATTCGGCTAGAAGTATCCCAATGCCACGAATTGCATCTGCTACAGATGTGGCAACAGATTCCATATCTTTTGCAAGATTAGATACTGAACTATCTTCTCCAAGAGTTTTAAGAGCATCAATGATGCCAGTGCCAATAATCTCTTTTACATTCTGAGAAGCAACTCCCAATTTAGCGATTGAACCAGCAAAAGTATTAGCAGATGCAGTAGCAGCACCCTTGAAGGTATCTGCTAGCTGATTAGTAATCTCATCAAAAGATTTGGTTTTAAGGTCTGCTTTAGATATGCCTACACCTAATTTAGATAGTGCAGTATTAGATCCAAGATAAGCCTTAGATAATGCTCCAGTTACTGCTTCTAAATCTTTGCCAGTAGCAGCGCTAATATCAAGCGAAAGACTAAGTAGTTTCTGAGTCTCAGCCGATGAGCGTGTGGCGATAGCCAATTTTTGATATGCAGGACGGAGTTTATCATCAATTACACCGAACTCGCTTTGAAGTCGCTGTATGTAAGATTCTGCTGAAGCAGCATCGCGCTCTAAACCAACATTTTTAAGAGCTAAGGCTAATTGCTTCTGCGCCTTCTGATCATCGGCTGCTGCTTTTACGGAAGCCTTTGCATAACCAAGAATGGCCGCTGTACCTAGACTTATACCTAGAGTCTTGCCTAAACTTTTAGCCGACTTAGTGAGTTTATCTGTTGCAGTTTCCGCTTGCTTAAAGGCTTTCTTGCCAGTGAACTCTGCTGCGACATCAATAATAATGCTCATGCGGTTGCCTTCTTAAAGTCTTTGCTGGCCTTTTCAATAGCTCTTAAAACACCATCACGAGCTGCGCCTCTATC